TAAACGAATGTCATCGCCATGTATGTCAAATGAAAAATGCGACTTGCGTATTTGATCATTGAATTCAATTGCTTGAATACGAAGTAAATCTGCATGCATCGGCATCATCATGAAATTAACTGAAGGAGAAAATCCTCCAAAGTCAAATGCATCTAATAAGCCTTGAGAACCTAAACCAGTACCAACAAATGGGTCAAAATATCTAACTATTGCTGGTGGTGGTACATGTATTACTCGACGAATTTCAATTGAACTTGAATCGGATAATGTTTTTCCAATTGCAGCAAATGATTCTGAAACTGCTTGTCGTATACTATATGTTTGTTTTCCGGTAATAATATCAATTGAAGCAGAATACCATTTTGTATAACCTCCAGATTCAGCTTCTTGTCCATATGCTTTACTTAATTTTACAATGTAATTAAGAGACGTTCCTACTTGTTTACCGGTAAAACTTCCATTACCTAGAAATGCTGCTCCGGTTTGAATACCCAATGTATTAATTAAATTATTTACAATGTTTGTTTGATTTACTTGATTTGAATATTCTATAGTAGCCGCTTCAAATGCTGTATAAAAATTTATATCTTCGAGTTCAACATCCATTATTGGATAACCAACGGTACGTGCTGCATATATGGCAAATTTATCTGCATGATTTTGGAATACTGGATCAGCATCGAAATATCCAAAAGGCGTTGAGCCAGTCGTAAATGATGAACTGCCGGGCCAAATTGGTTTATCTACACTGTAATCCATGGTATTTCCTTTTTATATAAATATCAATATGATTCATTTAAGAGTCGCAAAATCTCCGTTAACGCTTCATGTCTATGATTATCTTTTAAAATAATTTCATTCACAAAACGAGATTCTTTAATTTTAGGAACTTCATGTATTGCTGAATCATTTTTAAATTTTAAATCTACTTGATGTTTATCTCCAGTTAATATCATTATACTGTCTTTTCCTAAACGCGATAAAACCATTTGTAATTGTTGTTTAGTTAAATTTTGAAATTCATCTACAATACAAATTGCATTATCAAAAGTACGTCCTCGAAAATGAGATAATGAAACTAATTCAATATTTTCTTCTTTTTCCATTTTATCTAATATCTCAGGTTTATTATAAACTTTACGCATATTAGATCTAATAGGAACTAACCATGGATCCATTTTTTCTGCTAATGAACCAGGAAGAAATCCATTATCTTCATTTGATACTGTTGGACGCGTTATAATAATTTTATTTACGCGTCTTTTAAAAAACATATCTAATGCAATTTGAACCGCTAACAATGTTTTACCACTTCCTGCTTGTCCTAATAAAAAATTAAATGGCGTTTCAATAATTTTTGCTTTTGCTGTTTTTTGTTCGTCTGATAATGTAATTGAATACTTAATATCATTCTTCGGTGGAGTTTTCTCCTTGTTTGGGGTAGCCATAACTGTCCTTAATTTAATGTAATTTTGTAAGTGTTGATTCTTGCAGAGTCATGTCTTTAAGAGTTTCAATTTTACCTAAACACATTTTTCTAACTGCATGAAATGATTCTCTAGGAGCATATGGTGTCATAATTTTTAGTGTTATACGTTCTTTATCAGGACCTAGGTCTTGTTCGATATGCACCATTAATACTAAACGAACTGCACGTATTCTATCTAATACATCAATTAATCTACCATCATAACGAATAATCGCTTCCATGGAATATTTGTTTCTTTCTACTGCCATATCTTTATAATAAATATTTGTATAGTAAAAAAGGGATGACCGAAGCCACCCCTTTTCCTTTAATTAGTTAAGTCTTTAAATCAATTAAAATTAATTAACTATTAAAGAGTTTCTAATCCTCTTACGTATACTTTACCGTAGAACTCAGGACGAACCACTTTCTTCGCGTAACGTGTCATAACACCTTTACGTGGAGTGAAGTTAACTGGATCATATACAAGTGGAGTCATGATCAACGGAATATAAGGGCTAAATACAGCACCTGTTTCAAGGAATTGACTTCCTCTGAATCCCATTAGGATAATGTTCTCTTTCATGTATGGGTTTTTGTATACAGTGTATCGGTTATTAATTGCACCAATTTTTTGAACACCAGCAGCAAATTCTAATTTAGTTCCATCTGTATCAGCAGCGAATCCTGGGATAGACTCAAGGATAGTTGCTACTGCAGGAGATGTAACTAAGAAGTTAGCACCACCACGTAATGTTTTTTGGTGAATTTTATTAGATACTTTTTGAAGTTTTGTACCTAAAGTTTGGAACCATCCACCTTGAGTGTTATAGAATCCACCATTAGTTACAGTTTGAGCTGTAAAGTTAGATCCGGTCCAAATTTCATTGTTAACTGCTGACCAATACTCAGTTGTAGGAGCTGCAGAGATCAACATATCAAGGATTTCAAGATCGATTTCCATTGATACATACTCAGAAAGCATTGAAGTCAATTCAGCTTCAGCATCAATTGAGTGGTAAGCGTTCAAATCTTGAGCAAACTCAGGTGTCCAAACTGCTTTCAATTTACGTGTTTTAGCAACAATCGGCTCTGATTGAAGTTCCAAGTTCAATTCTGGGATATCAATATCTGTACCGTTGTTAATACCTAAATTAGTACCAGATCCTTTGAATGGATTGTTATCTTCAAAATCACCTCTAGTAATATCCGTAGGTTGTTTGCTATATGTTACAGTATATCCTGCAGTTCCACTTAATCCTAATGCACCAGATACGAAAAATTCAATCTTACCCGTTGATACATTGAATTTAGTAAATGCTGGAACAACGTTTGCTGCTGTATAATTAGAACCAGATGCAATTGTAAATGATCTAACTGCAGTCAAATCTGGATTAGTTAATGAAGCTGTACTTACGTAAATAACTGAGTAACTAGCTAAAGCGTTGGTATATGCAGAATCAAAATTAACTGACCCAGATCCGGCACTAACTGCTGAAGCAGTTGTTGCAGCTACTCCTGTTGCAGTTGCGTCATTGATTGAATAACCAAAACGACCTGCTCCATAAAGACCTCCTGTCGGATCATCAGATGTATTAGTTACACCAAATAATGAATCATCAGACTCAGGCGAAGCAAATGGATGACCTGAAGTAGATACTGGATCTGTGTTATCATCATTAAATCCTGGTTGAGCTGTACCATATTTAAAGTCTAAATAAAATACTAGACCTGATGGCAAGTTCATTGGTTGAACTGATACGAATTCTTTTGCAGCAAATTCAGCAAAGATACGACGTACCAATGGAAGTGCTACACCAGCCCACTCTTCAGATCCTTCTGCTGTACCTGTTTGTGAAGCTTCTTTTACTAATTGTCTTGCTTGGTTTTCAAGCAATTGAGCCATACCTGCTCTTTCTGTCTCATTTCTAAGACCTTCTAAAAGTCCCGTTCTTTCCCACTTTGCAACTGTTGCTACTGATGCAGCACGTTGAGAAGCGTCTGGACTTTGTAATAATGAATTTAAACTCATCGTTTGTTCTCCTTTGTTTTGTTTTTTTAAATTAAATTAATCCTGCCAATTTCTTCCAACGGTTTGCCATTTCGAAACCTTCTGAAAGAATTTGTGTTGTTTGTTGCGATGGAGCAGTGGTTCTTGTTGGACGAGAAGCCGCTGATTCTTTTACCATCTTTCTTTTTTGTGTTGGTTTGTTAAAGCTTTCTGCCAATGTAGCAAATACTAATTTTGCTTCTCTAGGCGATATGGCTCTATCAAAATTTTCAATAACTTTCATTTTTTGACCTTCGTTCAAGTCAAAGTTACGGAACAACTTGTTAGTGTAAAGAAGTTTTGCATTAAGAAGATTTACTTCATTGATAACAGATTTAAGATGTTTAACGGTGCGATATGCTTCCATTAATGCTTCATCTTTTTCTTCTACTTGAGCTTCTAGTGCTGCAACCTTTTCAGATTCATCACCCATTTCAGCAACCATTCCTTCTTCTTCTGCTAGAATTGCTTCAATGATTTTATTAATGTCATCACCGTCTGCATCATCTTGTTCATACATACCTTCCATTGGCATTTCATCTTCCGGCATTTCATTTTCATTATATGAACCTTCATGATACATACCTTCTGTCTCTAGCTCTTCAGATCCCATTTCTAATTCTTCTAGAATTTCTTCTAAATTAAGATCATCTTCTTCTGCACCAACTTCCATTTCCTCTGCACCAGCTTCCATTTCTTCTGCACCTCCGCCTAGGCCCAAATCGCCTTCATAATCATAGCTACCATCGTTGTCATAATCAACACCGATACCTAACATATCAGGCATATCGCCACCCATTTCCTCTGCACCAGCTTCCATGTCTGCTGCTCCTGCTTCTACATCTTCTGCACCAGCTTCTAACTCATCTTCTGCACCTTCGATTTCTAATCGTAGTTGATTCATAAGACGATTTTCAAGTCTAGGAGCGAATGCTTCTTGTAGTGCAAGTTTTGCGTTTGCTAATGCTGTTTCTTTAACTGCTTTAGCATCTGCGATTGCTTGTTTTAGCAAATCAGATTTTGCCATACTAATTCTCCTTAAATTTGTTTTTTGGAAATAAGATTATTTGTAAATCTTAATAAGAATAAAAATATTATTAACGCTATATAAAGAAAGAATAGCGTATTCTACAAATAAATATAAGCAAAAACTAAAAACCAGTAAAAAAGCCCTAACTTTTTAGGCTAGGGCTTAAAATACTATAAAAAATTAATTAATCTCTATGTAAATCTTTAATTTTTTGAATATACTTTGCGTCAATTAATTGTTTTCTACGTTTAACACTAGGTTTAATAAAAGTTTTATTGTCTTTAATTTTTTCTAAAACTCCTGCAGATTTTACTTTTCTTTTAAAAATTTTCATTGCGTGTGCAAAATCTTCTCGTGTCGTTCCTACTACATTTACTGCCGTAGCGTGGCCTGGTACAATTGCTTTGTGTTGTTTTTGTTTTTTACTCATTATAATTGTTTTTAAATTTTTCGCATAGGGCGTTTTGATGCAGCAGGTGGTAATTCTCTAGAAGGATTTGCTTCTCCTCTTACTCGAAATCTAAATGCTGCTAATTCTAAACGTTGTGCAAAATATCCTTGAATGCGTTGTGCATCCTTTTCTGGATCTTCACCTAATCTAAAATAGAAATATCCATTCTTACCATTTTTAGATACCGTACGTTTAATTATAGTAAAACCTTTTTTTTCAGCCCATTGTTTGATGTCATCAGAAACATCTCGAGCTTGAGATGGATCTTTAATTGCATATTCTACGCCGCCTTGGTATTCATCAATACCGTTAACGAGTTTAGCTTCATCAACAATTTCTTCATCTATTGCTTTGTTGATAGCAGTTCTTCGTTTTTTTAGATATGAATCTGTTTTATCGGTTTTGCCATCATTATTAATATCAGAGTCTTCTTTACCAACAGTATCCATTTTAGATTCCGTTAAACCAAAAAAGTCTCTATATAATTTTTTAAATGTATTCATCATACTTACCTTTAATATAAAAAATTAATTTGCAATATCCAAATTAACGAACTTCATAATATTTACTTAATCCTTCTCGGATATCGTCACATGCTGCTTCCATTCTGCGTTCATGAATCATTACTTCATTTGCACATTTTTGCATTTCAGTTAATGCTTTATTTACATAATCCATATGACGTTTTGCAGCAACTTTTTCTACCATATCCTCATCTGATTCTTGAATCATACGATTTGCAGTCTCAACCATTTTAGTTATTTTTGATACAGCTTCTTCTAAACGTTGACCTCTTGCACGTAATGTTTCTGCCATTGCAGAAAATGATCCTAAGTTTGCAGCAAGTGATTTTTTATCTTCTATAGATAATGGAGCTTCTTTTTGACTAAACACTGTTTCTTTATTCAGATTCATATCTCGTTCGTACAATAAGTCACGTAATGTTTGTAATTTGCTTTTCATATTTTATATCCTACATTTACCATCTTCACATAATATCGACGTAATAATACTATTTACGCCAGCATATTTGTTTGTTGTTATATTTTTATTTACCGATTCATTCATACCCGTAGGGCGCATAAAAGCACCATGAGTTGAAGGATTAGATACAAAGTCCCAACAAATCAATTCAAAATCTTCTTGTACTTCTACTACGCCTTCATTTCGTAATTCTTTAACTGACCCCATACCTCTACTAGAAATGCCCAATGTAATACCTGCTTTAAAAAGTGACTTTAAAATATTACCTGACGGTGTATCTAGTATTTGTACTGCTCCACACAAATCATTTCCTTTCCACCATATCTTTAAAACATTATGAGAAACATTGTTTAAATTAACTACAGATGATTCTGGATGATCTAATTCTCCTAATGCTCTATGTTGATCAATATATTCTGTTTGATATCGTTTACATTCTCTTTCTAGAATATGTTTTGGATAAACTCTACCGTTTTGATTTTTTGCTCCAGCTCGTTGCAATACACCTTGAACAACAACACCGCCCGGGATGCCATATGCTGCTCCAGATTGTTCGGTTAATGTACCGACAGGTTTAAATGGTATATATTCTACGATTAACTGCTTTGACATATTATTCTCCTAATGCTCTTACTCGTTCTGAAATTTTTATTAATCGTTCTGATATTTTAGTTAATGCACTATCTACAGATTTTCCATATCCTTCTCGAGCTATTCCAGCTTCCGTTTTTAATCTAGCTGTATTTGCTACAAGTTCTTCAACTTCTCGTAATCTTTTAGCTACTTCTTTAATAGTATATTTTATTTTACTAGAAGGTTTATCATCTCCTTTTTTAAAGTTACGATATGATTCTATAAGTTGTTCGTATTTGGAATCCATAGTTTCATATACATTTTTATCTGTTTTATTTTTTACTCCAGACCAATCATATTCAACTTGCGATTTTTCTGACATATGTGCCGATCGATCTGAATATTTTTTATATGATTTAGCATAAGGAACTGACGGATATTCGTATTTTTTATGTTGCCATTTTGCGTCATCATCAGCAAATAGAAATTTATCTACATATTCTTCTTCATCAGATTCTGGTTTTTGATATTTTCCAATTTGATATGTAGGAGGTGTATTAACAGATTCTTTAACGGGTTGCATTCCGCCTTGCGTGATAGTATTTTTATTTACTTTACCGATAAAGTTTTTAGACATATATGCACCTGCACCGCCAGAAGTAGATGCTTCTTCTAATTCATCATTTGCAATATCATCAACAATTTCATCAGTTTTATCGACAGCTTCAAATGCTTCTTCTATTTGTTGTAAGAATGTTTTCATTTGTGTATCTCGTTTAATTCGTCAACTAAATCCATATAACGCATTAAATTTAATACGTGCGATTCTTTTATTTTTTTAATAGTCTCTACATTGCAAAGCATTTCCGAAAGATTTTCAACTTTAATTTTTACTACTTTATCATCAATGCGTTTTGCATGTTCTGATAATCGTTTCTTAATTGTTGGAATAATTCGTTGTACATATTCACGCAATGCTTCAGTATCATTAACGTGTGTAATATATTTGTTTAATAGTTGTTTTTGTGATTCTGATAATACTTCTGAATACGTGCTATTAAACTTGTCTATAAGAAGTTTATATGTTAATAATCTTACACTTTTATCTTGTTTAATGAATGATTCTAGAATTGAATCTCTTTGTTCAACTAATTTTGGTTTTGGCATTGCGTGCTCTAATAAAACATTTTTACACGCCATTATTTGTTTTGGATTTTCTGATTCTTCGTATTCAAATAATAAGTAAATAGAAGCTAATTCTTTATAATTATTAATATGAATTTTTGACATATTCTCAAACACAAAATTTTCAGAAATTTCTTTAACTAAATTATATTTTTGTCGCTTTAACGTATTATGATTAAGTTTTTTATGAGCTTCTTTAACCGTACGCATAAAATCTAATGCACGTGCTTCAGATTTATGATTTTCTTTGATTAATGCATTATATAACTGTAATTCTTTTGATAATTCTGTATTTCTTCCGAAATATTTTTTTATTATATCAATTGTAATAGATTTGTCTGAAGTTAATGTTTCTGAAGTTAGTTTTCGCACTAACATTTCGAAAAGAATGCCGGTATTTTTGTATTTTGAATGTTTTAATTTTTTCATACCAATACGATACTTTTAAAATAAATATGTTATAAAATATTATTCTCATCTAATAAAGTTCCAGCATCTGTATCTGCTTCTTTATTTTTTGTCATAGATTCTGAAATAATTGAATATGATTTTCCGTATTTAGAATTTTTTAATTTTTTCAAAACGTTTTCATGTGCTAAATCTAATCTACGTTCTCGGCGTGGATCTGGTAAAAATGCAGACTTTTGATTTTCAACATCGAAGCTTTGATCTATTTCTTTTTTACCTGTAGGATCCCATCCAAATGCATTTTTATGTTGTCCAAATTTAATTCCTTCTTTTGGACGCCCACCTTTATCTTTATCTTCTACATCATCGGAACTCATGTGCATTGAAGCTAAATCGTGCGGTGTACCATATGATACTCCTGTTACCGCTGGATCATTTCCTTCTTGTTCAAGTTGATTTTGACGGAATCGCAATTTTAAATCTTCAATAACATTAGTACGTTCTTGTAACCATTGGTCTTCTGACATATTGAAAATATATTCATATATGTATTTGTCCGAAACAAGTTTTGAATCTTTCATTGAAGTTGCCAATGTCATTTTTTCAGTCATCAGTGCAACTTTTTGTTGGTCATAAATAATTGATGGTGCTGTTAATTCTAATTCGAAACCAATTAAATCTTCATTATCATATCCTTGTGCATATAAATGTATGATTGCAATTTTATACAATTCCGAGACAACTATTTTTTGAATACGTTCGATTGTTCTAGCAAAACGTATATCCATTGATGCTAACGTAGTTTTACCTTCAACTGCTTCGGCATAACCTAAAAATGGTTTAGGAATTTTAAGAGCAGCCATCATTTTATCTTTAACATAATTGATGTCATCGATACCTGTAAAAGTCATACCCGGTAATGTATCAATTGATGTTTGAGATTGTCCGCCTCGCACTGGTAAATAATAATCTTCCAACATGTTGTTAAGATTAAACTTTAAATTGTAATTACCAGTATTTTGATCTACGTGAGGAATTTTTTTCATTTTATTGATAACTTGTTCCATGAATGTATCAACTTCATTTGGTGGAATATTACCAATATCAATTTTAAAAATACGTTTTTCTGGTGCACGCATTATACGATGGATAAGCATTGCATCTTCTAACATTGTAAGTTTTTGAAATTCTTTACGAGCTCCTTCTAACATTGATTTCCCATATGGTAAAAAGTTAGAATCCGATAACATTCTAAAATGTGCTACTTCAAAAACATCGTACATTAAATTAGGACTAGAAGCGTGGCGAAATTTGATTTTATAATCTCCAGATTCTTCATCAAATTCTTCCCAACGTTCTACTTCATAACTTGAAAATGGACGAGCATTTATAACGCCTATTTCTTCTGCAATATCTAGTTTTAAGAAAAAATCTCCGTATTTAGTCATGTTTCTAATCCATGGCCAAAGATTAAATTCTATATTTAATACATCATAAAATAAATTATAAAGTATTTTTTGAACTTGAGTTTTATTGCATTTAATAGTTAAAATATCACCAAACTGATCTGCAAGGGTTGATTCATCTGCATATATATCTAGTGCAGCACTTATAATAGGATCTTTATCCATCATTTCGTAATCAGTATATAACTGCATACGATTTTGATGCATATAATAATTCGAATCATATCCGCCAGACCCTCCTACACGGTGTCGATTTGATCCATGTAAACGAGTATATCTGTCAGCAACTTTGGTTTGATTGAGATTACCAAAAGATTGTAAACGGTTTGTATCTACAACTTTAATTTGATCTTTTCCATATGCCCGTACAATAACATTGGTGGAAAATAAATTCTGTAATCGTTTTCTTAATGATGCCATATATTATTTTTAATATAAATATAACTAATTACAGAACCAAGCAAAATTTATAACAGCCAAGTTAAATTTTCATCATCTGTACCATTATTCCATGACCAACCCGTATCTTGACGTCGTTGATTGTTAGTATAAATTACAGGTTCTGTTTTTTTGAAATGTGATAATGCACGTTTATTAAGCTCAATTCCATGTTGGCGAAGTTTAAGTGATGTGTCGCGTAACCATAAACCAATACAAAATGCCATTACCAAGTCATCGTTATATCCATTTTGTGATTGAGCTTTTCCATTAAGCCAAACAAAAACAAATAATTCTTGAATCAAACGTTTTGATCTAATTACGGGAGTTCGTTCTCGCATATACATTTCTAGAGCTGAAATCATTAAAGGACGCGTACGCGATGTTGTTGAAACACCCGGAACCATTTGTGATTTGTCTTTTGTGTCATAACCTTTTTTAAGTTGTACGTCTATATCAACATATCCGTCATCTTTATATGTATAAAATAAATTTTCATAGTTACGATCTAATGCAGGTTGAATTGCTGCCCAACCTATATTTGCATTTTCAATTGCTAGAAGTGCATTGTTCCATTCTGTTGCAACTGATACAAGCATATTGCCAAAATCTTTAGGAGGAAGTTTTCCTTTGTATTCAGCAACTTGTGATACAGTTTCTACATCAATAACATGAAATGTTGACCAGTCGCCACCATCGCCTCGCGCAACGTCAGCTACTACTACATAATTTTTTTCGTAGTTAGGATATTCCCAAATCCAATATGCATTATCATATCCTCTTCGTTCTATAGGATCAGAACATTTCGTTTCATATTCTAATAATATAGCACCATCTACTACAGTATGTCCTGATGAAATAAAGTCACAATCACACTCTTGTGCAGCACCACGTTCACCCAAAAGTTGTGTTTGTTGTTCTCTCCACAGTTGATCTCGTTCTGGATGTACGGTCCAATGCAATTTGATTGTATGGAATCCATTTATCTCTTGTTCAGCTTCTGACCATACTGAATGAAACCAATTACCAACTCCGTTAGGTGTAGACAATACGATTGCACCACCCCCCGTTGATAGGGTTGCTTGTGATGCTATCCATATTTCTTCAATGTTTCGTATGAACGCTGCTTCATCTATAATTAACAATGATAATGCTTCAGAACGTGCACCAGTTGTTGCAGATGATACTGCTTTGATTTGCGAACCATTTTTAAATTTAAGCGATAATTTATTGTCTGCTTCAATATTTCCTTTCAGCCAACTTGGTAAATTGTCATGCATCACGCGCACTTTAGTTACTAAGTTTTTTGCTACTTCTTGAGTTGTTGCAATAACAAGTACGTTGAAATCTTGTTTGAATAACATACTCCAAAGGGCAAACCCGGCTGACAAAGTTGATATACCTAACTGACGTGACTTAAGTATTACATTGTATCGGTTATCTCGTAATTCAGTTAATGATGATTCCTGAAATGGAAATAAATTAAATTTTATCTTTCCTTTTTTAGGATGTTGTATGTAACAATATTGTCTCATAAAAAACACAGGATCTTTAGCACACATTGCATATTGTTGCTGAATAATCTGTTTTATGTTTTGTTGAGACATATTATTTTAGAATTTCATTGATTAATATTCCGGAGCCTAACGTAGTAAAAATACCTAAGCCGTACCAAATACTTTTATTATCATACCACTTAGGTTGTAAACGTTTTTCTCGTTCTACATATAAATCAATATTTTTTTGAAGCAATGCAACTTGTTGGTATTGTAATGCAATTTGTATAGAATCTAAATACATAACAGACTGTTGCTTTTTTATTATAAGTTGTTGTTTGGAAATAATATCTGTATTTATTTCATCAACTTGCCAAAGTGAATCCAATGTATTTGAAATATCATTTAATTGTTGCTCCGTAAAACATGTATCCGGTGATGATTGAGAAAATATACATAACGGAAATAATAATATAACTAATAACTTTTTCATTTCTTTTTTCTTTTATTAGTTTTATTTAGAATGTTTTCTTTAGCTTCTTTTGCAGTTTTGTTAGTAGTTACAGTTACTGTTTGTTTTTTATCTTTTAAATTTTTAACATCGGCAATTAGTTCTGCTAAATCTTGTTTAACTTGAGTTTTTTGATCTTCAATTGCTTCAATTTTACCAGATATTACATCAGCTTGTTGTTTGTTGTCATCAATTTTTTTGTCAGTTTTTGCAATTTGTTTATCATCATGTTTCTTTTTTGCTGCAACAGCAATTCCAAATAGTGCTAAAATTGCTCCTACTATAATAGCCCAATACTTTTTAATTGTTTTCATCTTGTTCTCCATTTAATCTTTTTATAAATCGTTCTTTAAATTCTGCAAAGCTTTTTTCTATTTTTTCTTCAAATTCCTCCGGGGTCATTTGTGCAGCCCAAGTTTCTAATTCTCCGTCTCCATTTACAACAAACTTAGATGCTTGGGTATATGTTTGTTTAAGCATTTCAACATCTTTTTCTGCTTGTTGTAACCATGCTTCTGCATTTTGACGTACGCGTTGTTTTTCATATTCGGCATACGTTCCAGCTTTACGCATTTCATGTTCCCAATCAACAGTACAATCTAAACACATACCGTTCAATTTACGCATCTTTTCATCAGCTGTTTTTGGATTGAAACATGTACATGTGTCTTTACGACAATTAGGAAATTTACGAAGTTCATCTCGTACTTCTTGAAATACTTCTGTATTTTTTGTTTTGCGAACACGAAAGCCATCTTTTTGTTCAATGACCCAAATCATTCCCGCTGCATCAGTTTCTTCCCACATATCACCTACCTCGTGTCGTTCAGACTTACGAGCTACGGCTTCTGCATCTGAGAATCCCACTGTCTTTTTGCTTTGAAACTTGTGCGTGCCATCAATCATTTGTTGAATGGCTTTGATGTTTTGTAACTTGTTAGATTTTGGCATATATTATTTGTTTTTTAAATTTGCAGTAGCCGGCTTTATTTTAGCTAATCTTTGAAGAAATAATGTTTTAGCTATCATTAAATCTTTTTTGCCTAATGAAGATAATGCTTTTGCTAATGGATCAAAACTAGTGTCTACTAATGCATTAGGCCCTGATTGATCAGCTAATGTTTCTTCCCAATATTTTAATGCAAGTTTTTGTTTTGCTATTTTTTCTTTTGCTTTATCTTCAGGTGTTTCTTCTTTTTCGCCTTGCGGTACCTCAGCTCCAGCTGCTGGTTCTTTTGGAGGTTCAGCTCCTGCCGGGGCCGGCGGTGTTGCTCCTCCTGCTGGTGGTGTTGCTCCTCCTGCTGGTGGTGTTGCTCCTCCTGCCGGGGCTCCTCCTGCCGGGGCTTCTGTTTCTTGTTCCGGTTTTTCTTCGTCTGGCGCCGGTGGTGTTGGAGTTTCTTGTTCGATTAATTGTTTAACGATCGTACGTCTGATATATTCTCTAATTAATCGCTCGCGTTGTTCTCTAGTTAAATTTTCTACTTTATCTTTAATAACATCAATCGTTTCTTTTTCTTCTTTGTCTTGACGTTTTTTAAATACTTTTGCAGCATGTTTTGCATCATATTCTCCGTCTTCTAAATCTTTATATAAACGATCATCAGCATTATATTTTACATCGTACTTTCCGTCATCTTGTACGTTTTTATCAGTTTTACGTAAAACATTGCTTTGTTTTTGTTTAGTAGAATATGGATTCAATGCACCAGCTTTATCATCCGTTGTATAATCTTTTAAATCTTTTCTAGATTTGTATTTTGTATTTTCTGGTTTCTTGTATTTGCTTTTGTGTTTTTCAGCCATTACTTGTCCTATTTTTTCTTATAAATATAAATATCACCGTGCGTACTTTAATACCCCTAGTATTTGATTAACTGGTGCAAATGCTCCCGTGAGTTTGTATGTATTGCCGCCGTATACAAATACTACTCCTTCTGATGGCACAATTGCTTCAAACCCACCAAGTCGTTGTATACGACGTAATTCATGTTCTAGCTTTTTAATGCTATTAATATCTTGAGTTGTTTCTAATTCTCTAATTAGATCAGCTAAATCTTTTTTCAATTCCTGTACAGATTGTGATGGATTTGCTGCTAAAAAGTTTTCTGCATTACGTAATACAACTGCACCTAACCGTAAAAATACGCTTTCGAATGGTTCCATGTTTTGTTTGTAATACGTTTTAAAGTCTTTTTTATCAAATTCAGTTACCCAAGCAGAAAATTCCGGATTTGTGATTTGTTTTTTAAGTGCGGCAATGTTTGCGGATTTGTCAAAAAATGCCCATCGATTAATTAATGCTGTTAATATTTCAGCCGGGATATCATATCCCAATGACTGTGCTTTTTCTCGTATCACATCTCCCCACCACGCTTTATGATAGTCAGAAACTAGATCCGTATCTTTCAATCCATATCTAGAACGTAATTGGTCAACTTCATTAAAAAATGCAGCTTGTTGATCTTCAAAATCTGATATTCTACCGATTTTGATTCGTTGTGGCGGAATAAATGAAAACGTTTTTTGAAGATGTGCGTTTGCATCTTGAATAATACCTTGCAAAGCACCACCTCCAGTTAAGTCTGTTTGCATGGTATTACCTGCTTCATCATATTCAACTAGATTGTGAAATTGTAATACTGCAACATCATATGAAATTACATTTTTAGTTGCAGGATAAATAATTTCCATGTTAGCAAATACACGTCCATTTTTAAAAATACCATTTAATACGTTCGGATCTACACGATTGAATGCTTCTGCTAAATCTTCTGCGGCATTACCAAATGCATCTGATATAGGTCCTCGGCCTCCAAACTTATCTTGTATTTCTTGTACTGACATTGGATTAATTACAGTGCCTTTGTTTCTAGCAAATCCAATTTGACCATTTTTATATGTTACTTGTATATTTTGACCATCAGTCTTTTCTGTTACTGCGGCTTCAATATCTAAATATCCACCTAATGCTCTTGAAATTATTTCTTTAACATCGCCAAATGAAAGTGCATGATCATCATATGGGTGTGCCATATGGCCTGCTGCACCTCCTTCTTTAATCATTTGAATTGCTTCAGTTAATGGAACACCTACAACAGTTTTTTCAAAATCTGCAAAATCATATACAAAAGGTTTACCAAAACTATTATTCAGAAACTTTTTAAGTTTTGCAATTTTCTGTTTGTGTTTTTCAGCCGTTTTCGGATCCATATATCCTTCTGTAACTGCATCAATATCTTCTTGTAAAATTTTAGTCCACCACGCTTTTGAAAATAATGCCTCTTGTATACCTGTTAATGTTTGCCATACATTTTTAATTTCAGAATCATTTTGTGCAGGATATGCTTGTTTGAATGATGCATAATCTCCGTTTGCTAATGCTGCACGTACGGTGGTTGCTGAAATAGGTTGTCCTGTTGCATCTGTTAATGGATCAATATCTAGATTCAATTCCGTTGCATCTACTCCTGCAGGTATTTTACGTCCTTGTTTATCTCCAATTGTTTTGTATTTATCTACATTTGGAACAAAGTCTTTGGTACGTACGTAATCATCTCCTTTTGTTGATGCTGCCATTGCAAATCGGCCTTGCACATCAGTTGGAAGTGCAAATAAGTATTCATACGCAGCCATTATTGGAGAATTGAATTCTGTTGGTTGTATGGTGATGTTTGGATTGCGATTAATTAAATTGAATATATCAATTGTTTTTTCTCGGGTAATGCCGTCTCGATCTTTAGGTCCTATAAGTAGAATTACGCGATCGGTATCAGGATGTTGAGCATATCGTTCTGCTAATGCTAAATGAGCTCCGGTTAATGGTTTAAATCCTCCTGGAAATAACGTTGTTATTTTATTCATTTGTATTTCTTTTTATATAAATATAGTATTTATGAATCTACTGGCGGTGTGATTCCAATTGGCGGATTAATGCTACTACCTACTCCTCTACTTGTACGATATACAACCCCTTTCATTTTAATATAATTACTAACATTTCCAGTAGCGTTATGATTTATAAGCATAAAGATTCTACAATATTTACCCCAATATCTAGATAATGTATTATAATATGTAATAGAAGGCAATACATTGATTGTTGTAGAAGTGCCGCGCGTGGACGTTGCTGCGGCGCTTAATAACGCGGTATTACTAGGAGATGATGACAAAGATTCCGGAGCGCTCCAATCATCATAATAATTAGCTGAAGGATTTGATGCTGTAAAACTCGAGGATTGTATAAACCATTCTGCTTGTAATGTGCGGGTACCACCTGTTGCATTATAAAATTCAAACATTGCTGAAAATTGTAATCTAGTTTCCCCTGGTAAAATAAACGTTTCAAATATTGAAGCAGTTTGATATGTTCCGGTTAATGTACTAAAATCTCCAGTATATGAATATTCAGATCGATCAAAATAAACTACACGACCGATGTTCAAGCCATCTGCGAATTCATTGTTTGAATCAAATAAAATCTCTCCAATTGGGCTAATTGCTGTAAATGATGATGCAGTTACAGTTCCATTTGCATTTAAAATAAATCCACTTGACGAAATTTCTAAATTACCATTGCTTCCACTAATATAGGTGCCATTTGGATTACCAAAAAAGAAATTATCTGTTGCAACATAAATTTCATTATCGCTAGTTGAATATCTAAAATAACTGGAAGTGTTAAGATATAGTTCTAATCCAACGCCACTGTATGGTTGATTGTATTTTGATAACTGTCCGTTAAGTGCAGATCCACTCCACAATAAAAATCCTGGAAATCCGGAATCAAATCCTTCATAACCTAAAGATCTAACAAAACCAGAATTTGAATATCCACTTATTGCGATACCTGATTCTAATGAATCTGCAACATATAAAGATCCGGTAAGCATTGAATAATCGCCATCGATGTATCTATTACCGCCTTGCCAAGATTTGTCATACAAGTATGACGTTTGTTTGCTAACAACACCATCAACATTGTAATATTCTACTTTGAATGAAATTTGATTGTTTGCCTTATGTGGTGTATTAATAAGTGATCGGATTCTAGTATAATTTGGAGAATATCCAGCATCATTATCTGTAGTTGTTCGGACATCTGCAATTTGCCATTGACCTGCTTCTACTACAAATAGCAAGGCACCGGTGCCATCATAATTGCTTTCAAAGTTAAATACCACATCATCAAATCGTTGTGAATCTGAAGTTACTTCTAATTCTCCAATGCGTTTGCCTAATGTTCTAGGAAGTTCTTGATTAAAATAATCCGTTGGATCAAATGCTACTGCACTACCAGAAACGTATACTGATAAGCGAGGATTGAGGCCGGAGGCGTCTCTCGTACCTAATGCATCTATAGAAACTTTGTATGACGATGTTGCAATGAATATGCCATTGTATGCAGATTTATTTTGTACTACTAAAACTGAATTTTGAGCAGAAATATTAGTTGCACTTGTAATATTCATGGCATCGTTCAATGATGCAGTTGACCATGTAAGTGTCGGAGCTGTACCGGTAGTTTTACCTGTGTACGTAAATCCTTCCCAATATGTGTTGATAATGCTTTGAGATGTAAATGTACCTATACTTTGGTCCGGAAATAGTGATGCTGTGCTAGTTACAAATATTTCCGTTTCTTCAAGTTCAACATCATTAACCAATTCCCAAGTCCCGACCGTTCCTTTATTGTTTGTATAAACCTTTATGCGAGATACATCGCCAGTTGCGGGTTCTAATCCTTTGATTTGCACTAGAGCAAATGATTGTGAATTTTCTGTTGCAACATATGTAGGTGTTTGTTCGTATGTCAGTGAAAATGCCGATGCAGCAAATTCTGTGTACACGTGAGGAAAAATACTTTGGCTACTATAAACCGTATATTCTTCATCTAATAATGCCGTAGTGTCAGATAATACTTTTTTTATCGTACTTGAGTAAGGAGCGGAAACCACCGGATAATTAGGAGTAGGAGAAGGATTTTGTGGAGTAGCAACTGTAATTGCGCCTGTCTTCATATCTCCGGTAAATTTACCCCCTACGAGCTCTATTGCAGGTGCACCATTAAGTGTAAATAATCTTACTGTTCCTGTTGTGTATGTTGGAAATTGTTGACTGCCGGAATAGATTCGGTCCAATTGTACTCCAACTTGTTCTGATACCGTTACTTGTGGTAATTTAGAAAATATAATTTCAGATACGTTTGATACATTTGGATTAACAGGTACCGTACGACTCCATTTGATATTCGGACGACCTTGCCATTCTTGAGGTACAGCTTGACCTTGTATGTTTTGTGCTTCTGCTAAAAGTGTTATGCTACAATCACCAGGGGATGTTTCTGCGTAAATATAAATTGCAATAACACGTGATTTGTCTTCATCAATATAATCTACAACTTCGGAATAAATTGGATCACCATTATAATCTAATACTTCAATTCCTAATACTCCCCCAACACGTAAATTGGTAGGATGACCTCGAAGTTTAAATAGATTTTTACCAGCTGTTAAACGTGTAGGAAATTCAGTTATTTGAAAATAGTCCGGCGATGTTAATGATGTATCTTGAAAATAAACCGGAACGAATTCTAAACCTTTATATACTGCTTCTTTGCGTTTCATTGAGTTTGATATCTTTAATATAAATATCAAACATGATTAATCTTGCTAAATCCTTGAGTCTTGTTTACTTCTATAAGTGAATCTACCATATCTCGCATCGAATCGACGTGCGAAATAACAATTGAAAAATCAAATTTAGTACGGAAATATTCAAACAAATTTATTAATGCTGAAATATGCTCGGAATCTAAAGTTCCAAATCCTTCGTCTATTGCAATAAAATTAGGACGAGGTAATGCTGAAACATTGATAAGTGCTATGCGAATTGCTAGAGATGAAATAAAACGTTCCATGCCACTAGTTAATTCCAATGGCCAATAATTATCCTCATCATATATGATATAACCATTAATGTTTTTTCCATCTGTATTCATTACCATGTTGAATTCAACAATTTGATTAAGTACATTGTTTATTTCAGCTTCTATTTTAGGAAGAGCTTTTGTAATCAATTCATATGGAATACCATCTCGTTTAACTGATTCTAAATAGAAACCATATGCTTTGTATTCAGTTTCAAGTTGTTGATAACGTTCCAATTGTTGCATTGCCGTAGCTTTTTGTGTTTTTGCTACTTCAATTGCCCCATAATTATTTTTAATTTGATTTTGAATTGTTTTAATTTGTTCCGATATATTTGCAATTTGTTTTTTGCATGCATCAATTTCAACATCAATTGTTTGATTGTGTTTAATTGCCGTTTCATTTTGCCGAAATGATTCTTGTCGTTCAACTGCCGTTTCTAATTCAGATTCTCTAGTTTGCAAATCACTTTCTAAAATTTGAAGTTGCAATTCATTGCGTTCTTTTGTAATCGTCTTTGTTGCAATAGTATTACGTAACACGTTAAGTTGTTCTGTTTGTTCAAATACTGGACTTAATGTTTCTAGCCGTGCATTTAATTTGTCAATTTCTTTTTGTGTTATTTTTAATACATTTCTATCGCTATCAATTGTATCTTGGGCTTCGATTGCATTTTGAACGAATACGTTAGATGTACAGTATTTGCATTGCGGATCATATTCATGGTCGGCAAGGTGATTAATCTTTTCTTGTTTTGCATTTACTATCTCCTGTTGTTTTCTTTGTATTTGTGTAAGTGTATTAACTTCTGTTTGTATTTTAGCATATTGCTTTGTTTGCGTGTCTATTTCTTCAACATCATATTCAACAAGTTGTTTTTTATGTGAATGTATGTCTGCTAATAATTGTTCTAAATCTTGTTCTGCAGTTTCAATATCTGTTTGAATTGATTCAATATGTGCAATTAAATCTTGTTCTTGTTGTTTTAATTCTTCAATATCTGGACCGTTATATGACGTCGGCATTTTTGTTTCAATCAATTCAACAATTCGTTCTTGCAACGTATTGCGTTGATCTTGCAATGCATCTTCTTCATTTTCTAATGCAGTAATTGTATCTTGGTTTGCAGTTATAACTGTATCAGAATTAATAATAATTTCGGCAAAATCTGTTTTTTTATAATCTTTTAAACGACCTGCCGTTTCTTTTATTTCATCTGCAGCAAGTTGATAAAGTTGTTCAAATACTGTAATATCTAAAAACTGTGAAAGTAGGTCTTTGCGTTCTTTCTGAGACTTTTCAATAAAGTTATTATTGTCTGCTTGAAGTGAAAATGCAGTTAAAATAAAATCATCATATGTACCTAAATAGCGACGTATATTTTTATTTGTATCACTGCGTTCTTCTCCATTTAGGTTTTCTGCGTCAGTATAAAAATCAACATCAACTTTTACATGCGTTTCTTTCTTTTTATTTTGCGTACCACGACGTTCAATTACGTAAGTAACGCCATTCATTTCAAAACGAAATAAACCACGAAACCATGTTTTTTTGTTGTTTAAAACTTCGTTTGCTTTGCCTGTTTTACTACATTTATCAAATATAGTATATGTTATTGCATCTAACAAAGATGACTTACCAGATGTATTTGCAGCAAACAAACCGCACACATCAGACAAGTTTTCAAAGTTTAACACGTTGCCTTCACCATATGAAAACATGTTATCAAATTCAAATGATATTGGATGCCATGTTGTATGTCGTATAGATTCTACTGCAGGAAGTTTAGAATTAATTGTACGATTAATGTGTCGTATTGCATCTGTTTCTTCCGGTGTTGCTTGTGGAAAGTGTGAATCAATATAATCTGTTAATAACGTATTTTGATATTCAACATCCCGTACATTTCCTATTGCTAAACTAGATGTTGAGTTTGTAGCACCATGTTCAATTGTACGTTGAATTGTTATGTCTTGAACATTGTATTTTTTACGAATAGTTGCAATTAGTTTTTTCATTCCAGCTGCGCTAGTACCATTAAATTTGATTCTAACACGCGGTTTATTTGGCATTCGATGTGGATGTGATATAATTGTATCACCTTGAGTTTCTAAAGTAACATAGCCATAGTCATTGTCAATTTGCACAAAGTCTGCCGTTTTGCGTTGCAAGTCCCAAACCAATATTCCATGATCTAATGCTTCTCCATGATTTTGTTGAATTAAAGAACCTGGATATGCAATTGTACGAGCATCATCTAAAAACTGTGCCGGTTTATGAATATCGCCTAATAATGTAATGTCATGTCCTACAAATAATTCTGTTGTTACATGTTCATTTGAAATTTGATAACCGATATCGGTCTTAGCAGTATTAACAGCGCCGTGATGAAGTGCAATTTTATATGACGCTGTAAAATCTTTTGCTCGTACATAATCTGCAGGCGTTTTATCAACTGCCATATGATTCCAAACGACTCCTCCTAATTCAAAAAGTCCGTTGTCTTTTACAAAATGAATATTAGGATTACGAATAACATCTAGCACTGGGCTAACAGCATCAATACGATGCATATTGTTTAGATTCATGTCATGGTTACCTAGAATAACAACGGTAGGTATTTTGAATCCGTTAAAAAAATCAACTAGCATTTGAACTAGCTCTGGAGACATATCTAATTTGCTATGCACAATATCACCAGTAACAACTGCTATACTATTAGCAGTACTAGTTTGTGCAATGTATTCAAATAAGTTTTCAAATACTTGACGGTATTCTCCGTGTCTTTTTAATGTTCTAATATGTATGTCTGAAATATGATAAATTTTATCTATTTTATCTATTCCAACATCAATTCGTTTTATGTCCATAACAATCCCATTTTGAGCTCCATGATGCGCTCAAACGTTAAAATATCTGTATTCTCTATTATTTCTGTAATTCTTTGAAATCCCAATTCTGAAGCATCTTCACTTTGCAATTCAACAAAATGTACATTAAGTCCTTCAGCCATAAATTTTTCAGCTATTGACAATGCATTTTTCAAAGCATCAGCATCTAAACAAATATAAATGTCCTTAACTCGTTCTTCAATGATTTTCTTTTGCAAAGCACCTTGAATTATTTTTCCAAAAAGTGGTATTGCATTACGTTTAACTGCAATTGCATCAAATGCACCTTCACAAAGTACAATTGGCTGTGACCAATTTATGAACATTTCAAAACCAATAATGTCTTTTGAAATTTTTGGATTTTTATGTTTAAATTTGTCTGCTTTGTAAAATGCTCGGCTAACAAAATAATTTAATTGTCCATCCTTATCATAACTAGGAATAATTATTTTACCGGAATATTCTCCAGATTCGCAATATCCTATTCGATATTTTAAAATATCAAAAACTGTAACACCTCTATTAATTAAATAATACATTGCATTGCGATAATCCGGAGTATTTTTTTTAATCCAAAGTGGTGAATATTCTGATGGTAGTTGAATTGTTTCATTAACTTTAGATTCTTTAATAGTAACGCGATACTTTGCTGATTCTATTATTCTGTTAAGTTGTTCATGACGTTCTTTAGGTAAATTTAATTGCTTAAATAATGAAGAAATGCTTTTACCTTTTTTGTCAGATATCCAACAATGCCATGTATAATTGCCAGCAGCATCGGGAGTTAAACGAATTTCTAATTTAGGTTTGTAATGTGAAGTAAATGGAGAAAAGAAAGAAATATTACCACCAGATGTAGGTTTACCTTTACCTAATACCGATTCCAATAATTGAAGTAATTTTAGATTCTCCATACTATTAATATAAGAATATTCTGTAAGGAATCCAATTAAATAATATTAATATATGTTTGATACATACATTTCATTCCTGATCAAACGATTTCATTACATTAAATTTCATTAACATTACATTCAATCTATTAATTAAATAAATTTCATTAATTATTCATGAATATATTAAAAATATTTTAAATATCAAACCTTATCCAAAAAAACGTTTCGTATTTATTGGACTTTCTCCTGATTTAAGGCATTCTTCAAGCCATTCAGTTGGAATATCTTTTTTTGCAACGTGACGTATACCTAATTTTAATGCATATTCAGCATACGTAGTTTTACTTGTTTTTGACAAACGTTGATTCGGATTTTGAAATACCATACGAATATCAACACCAGGATTTGATTGTAATACATGTTTCATTTTAGTACGATCTGCCGTAGTCCATCGTCCTTTTGTTTCAACAAACATGAATTGTCCATTGCGTTTTGTAAATACGAAGTCAGGCGTATATTTTGCTTTACGCTCAGGTACTATATAATTTATGATTTCTGTTTCATATTTCAAATCATATGGAGTAGATTTTATTGCTTCTGCAACTGTATGTTCTAATCCAGATTTGTATCCGTACTTAAGTGCCGTAGCTCGTTTCGAGTTCCCGGCGCTGTGAAAATGATTTTTTGCCATAACTTGTTATTAAATTTAATATATTTACTTATTACTCAAAACATCTCTATATACACCGCTTTTAATAGATGTAGTTGCTGACCAAAATGGAGATATTGCTTGTATTGCTGCTAATAATGTCGCTTTAAATGCAGGACCTACCGCAGCTTTTGTTACATATGTTTTTTCTGTTACTGTTTTACCAAGCAATTTTGCTTGTAAACGTTTACCGCCATCAGACCAACCACTTCCTGTACCTCGTAATATTGTAGCACCTTTTACTTTAACTATAATAGTTCCATCGTCGCGTACATGCAAAAATGCATTTTGATCAAATGCTGCTGGACTTCTTTTTAATAAAAGAGTTGCATCAAACCACCAAACTTTAAGTTTACTATCATATGATGCTGTTACATTTAATGCTTTAGCAACGTCTTGTATAAAACGTTTAGGTGCCGGCTTTTGTGCTTGTGTACTAGTTTTTGTCGATGTCTTCGTTGTTGATTTGGTAGTAGTAGCTTTTGGTTTTAAAGATGGTTGTTCGGGAAGATTTCTAAAACTTAATTTATTAATACCAATTTGTAGATTCAGCGTTTTATCTTTCCATGCACCTGCATTGGCACGAATTGCTTGAAATAATGTATCAAATATTGCATCGCCTGCAGGTAAGTTACTTGTATATGTTCCGGTTTTCGTTATTAATTTTTTACCGCCTTCAGTCCATCCACTACCGATACCTTGTACAATTTGTTTACCTTCTGATGTAACAGAAATAGTACCATCATCGCGCATATGTAACAATCCATCTGCATCTATTTTTGCTGGTCCTCGTACAATACGTATTTCTAAATCAATATACCATACTTTTAACTTTTCACTGTAATATAATTTACCACCCGTTGCTTGAGCTATTTTATCAATACCTCGGCGTTGACCTAAAAGCGTTGCAGTATCAGATTTTTTTGTTTTATCCGGTGCTTTAGCTTTTTCAGGTGTCTTAGATTTCGCAGGCTCGGTTGTTTTTGGAACAGTTTTAGTTGATGTAGATGTTGTTGTTTTAGGAACTTCTTTTTTTGTAGTAGTAACAGGCGTTGGAGTAGTAACAGCTGAAACATCAAACCCTGAAAAATCTTGTTCTCGTAAATTAAGTTCAAGAAGTATAGATTTCAATGAAAGTTTAGATTCTGATTTAATTGGAGATAATAATCTATCAATCAATTGTTCTGTTACGTCTGTTGAATTTTGTACTTTAAAAAATCCTTTATTCAAATCACGTATTACAGCTTTTGATTTATTTCCCCAAATGCCATCAACTGGTTTTGCAATATTCGCAAAATCTTTAACAGATGGTATTATTTCTTTTAATGTATATTGTTTTCCATCTACCATAATCTTACTGTTTATTACGCGTTGCATAATAAGCTGCTGGAATACCTTTGCAGTTTCAGCATCTGGTTGTGTTTTATTAATTTCCGGTAATAATGCTAGTAATTCTTCTTTAGATAACGCTTTGTCTTCACCTTTATCCGTTTTAAATGACAATTTTTCTAAGCTACTAGACTGTGTTTCTTTTTTAGATTGTTCTTTACCACTAAAAAATGTGTCTAAATCTGTCGTTATTGGTTGTTTATCATTGATTTGTTTTACTAAACGATCATATTGTTCTTTTGTTATGCGCCGGAATTGTGTAAAGCCTTTATATTTTGTATTCAAAGGCGTTGTTTCATCAATGAATTCGAATTCATCGACCGGACGAAACATTTCAGATTCAAATTTCAACCACTCCGGTGTTGAATCAACGTAACGTGAATTTGAAAATAAACCATTGATTTCATCATATGTAACATTATTGCTATTAGTAGTAGTTTTAATATCAGTTTTTGGATTAAATGTATCTTTTAATTTAAACAATGTTATACGAGTTTCGCCGGCATTAACAAACGTATCGCCTGGCTTAAATCTAGATTCTTCTGTTTTTTCTTTTGTGTCTGATGAACTACTACCTCCGCCATCTTTTTTGACAACCACAATTTCTTTTTCATCACTACTAGGAGAATCGGTAACTGTATTGTTTAAAATTTCTTTAATTTGATTAATTAATGTTTCTCCAGTACCTAAATCTACCGGGGTTTGAGATGTTTTTAGTTGATATATACGTTTAGCTTTTGGATCAATTGCTGCAATAAAAGATGATATCGTTGTTACAATACTTTGTCCTACATTACCTACTTCGCGAGGTGTTGAGCCTGGTTTAAACAAATCTTCTACATTTTCAAAAATTGTTTCTCCGCGTCCAACTGATACTTTTTTTGTTTTTGGGTAAATTAAAATATCATTAACCATTTTTTTCGATGATTTTTTTAAATCATCACTAATAATATAATACCATTCACCATTTGCAAATGCCGATGTAGATCCAAATTGTGTATTTTTAGGACTATTTAAAACGTATAAAACGTCTTGTATAGGCACTGGCGCATCATCATCCTTTCCTTGAAATTTAACACGAAAAACCCCAGCTAATAAATTAGCAGCTTTCGATATGATCGAATTAGGAGATTTTTTTAAAACATATTTAACATCTTCTGTTAATAATAATTTTTTTAAACTAATCATTTATACCTTTATATAAAATAAATATTTACCAATCTACTAATACCATCTTTCCATTCCAAAGCATCATGTTACTAGAGCTAAAATCTAAATCTAAATCAAATTCATCAATTCCTGTTTTTTGTACATCTCGTTGTAAAGCTCGTAAGAAATTAACAAGTTTAACATCTGTATCACGAGCACCATCTGCATCTAAAAAATCAAATATCGAAACTTCACCGCCTTCAGCTCTAGCAAAATCTCCATATCGTTTCATGAATTCATCTACCGTTTGTTTAATATTATCCGGCAGTGGTTCTGCATTTGCCATGATAAACATATGTTCTCGATCATTAACATAATATACTGGAATAAATGTAGTAAATTCATTCCAACGACCAGCAATCACTTTAGCTACTTCATACTCATCTCGTTCCGTAGTAACTTTAAAAACTTTGTCTTCACCGTCAATTTCATATACTCGAGCATTATCGCCACTACCTATGAATCGAAATTGTTTATTTTTAATTTTATCAAGCAAACGATCAATTTCTTTTTCAGATAATTCTCGTAAAAGTTGTTTTAATCGTATCATGATATATTCCTATCTAAATCTATTCTTATTAAAAAATTCATATCAACATCTGGTCTTTTACGTACTGGCTGTGCTAATTTACCAATTGCTAAAAGTTGACCTAAATTATCATATAAACCAATTGTAGTTATATATGGTGCAAATGCACTTCCGGTAGCAAATGATTTATATGTTACATCATCATCTGCAGTTAAAGAGAGATTTGATGACATATTAAAATCTCCAGAATCAACTTTTGCAGTTACGCCCATTTCATAAATAGTTTTAGTACTGCGATATGAAGCAGTATATGGTAAATTAATTATATCATCATATCGATAATCTGGACTAGATACAACTGCAATTCCTTGTTTAGCAAATATATTACCTATATGATTTGTTTGCATCATAGTACCACCTTCGGTTCTATCTGCTAAATAACCTACTTGAGTTGAAGTTAATGATTTATTATAAATTCTAATTTCATCTAATACACCCGTTAAATTCAATTCAGATTCAAATCCTCCGATGTATAATAGTCCTGTATTGTCAATACGAGCTGATGCAGTAAATGGAGAATTTGTATCAACAAGCAATACAGCTGACGCAGATGCATGAAGTGTACCATTAACATACATTTGCAAATTACTTCCGGATTTTTGACATACAACATGAGTCCATGCAGTTGTAGTTGCAGATGATGTAATTTGTGTTTTAAACGAAGTGCTACCAGCTGCAGAAAATACAATTTGATTGCTACCACTTAATTCAATACGAAACGGATATTGTGGTGTTAATGAGCTAGAAGCTTTTGTTGCAACAATCTTATTTACGCCGGTATTTGATGCTGAGATAAAAAATGAAATTGCATAATCATGATTTCTATCATATAAACCATCTAATGTAGATTTAATATAACCAGTTCCATCAAATTTTGCAGCATATCCTATAGGACCTTGATATCCTGTTGTTGTAGTAACGCCTGATATATAAGTAATACCTGCAGCCGTGTAAGTAATTCGATTAGTATCAAAATATTCATTGAAACCTTCATACCATTTAGTTTGAGTTACAATTGATGCAGTATTAACAGATGCATCATATAAATTACCATACCGATCTGATTTGATATACAATGGAACATTAATGTTGTATGAACCTGTTCCGTAATATGCTGCACCATATACACTACCTGAACTAAAACTTGCTGTTAACAAAAATGAAGTTGGTTTAATTCCTTCCCCTATTCGTACTTGCGGAAATGAAAGTATTGATGCTGATTGATATAAAAATTTATTCGTACGCGTTAAATCAGTGGGACCATATGTTTTCATAGGTTCTGATTTATGTTTATAAAATAAATGATTAACAGAAAAATATGTTAGTGTTTGCAACGTTCCGTCAATATTAGACGCATCATTATATGTTAATGTTGTCCCTAATGCTGGTAACGTGTTAACATTTGAATAAATAGCTTGTAACGGCAATGCACTAGAAGTTGCACTACCAGATATAACAATCCAAGATTTATAAGTTTGAAATGGATTAACTTTTACATCGGTTGAATCAATCCGTTTAAAGACTGTTGGATACACCCCAGTATAAGTATCTTGTTCTTGTATTTTTGATTCTGCCATGATAGTAAAAACCCGTTATACATATAAATATAACGGGCTCAAATTACTGATGATTATTAGTAATCCAATTTAACTCTAATCAATGCTTCTCTTTGGAATGATTTCAATAATGGTTTAGAAAGTTTTGCAACTGCTAATAATTCTTGTGAATCATTATATAAACCAACCGTTGTAATATATGTTTTAGGATCACCAATAAATGTTGATTGTGCTATTTGTCCAACACTTCCCGTAACATATGAAGGATTATTAGAAAAATTATATTCCGCATTTTTTACCCTTACAAAATAATGTGTACTTGTTACTTTTTCCGAATTACGTGCTAAGAAACCATATGGATCCGATGTCGATGGATTAGTAACCATGGCTGAACCAGAAATAGAATGAAATAAAACAAAATGATTATTACCTTCTGAACTAGAACCAGTATTTGTAGCAAATCCTAATTGTTGATCTAACATTTTACCGTCTAATATCATTGTTCCATAATCTGGATAAGCTAATCCATAGTATACAGGTGCAGATGGATTAAATACTCCTCCATTAATTGAACCAGAAACGATATTGTAAATTTTACCAGAATCACCAACTGTAGCTGATGAAATTGATGAATCATCGATAAGTGTAATAAGTGATGACCCTGTAACAACTGACCCTGTTGCATTTAAAGCTCGAGAACTTATACTACGTAGTGGTAATTCAAAATTACCTGCATCTAAACGTTCTTTTAATCGATTACGTTTGAAGTTAACTACATAGATATAATCAGTACTTCCAGAACCCGCAGTTGTAAAACGAGTATCAGTTGGTGAAAGTAAAAGTTGTCGGTATTGTGAATAAATTGCTTTACTAGGAGAATCATTAAGTTGACCTTGAGAGTCAGATCCACTACCTAATGCATGTCCAAATGCCAAAGAAAATTGTACTGCCGAACCTGTTTCTGTAGTAGCTTTATGATAAACATCAACATAATATCTACGTTGTGATGTAGTTTGCGTTGATCCTGTAAAAAATGTTTCTAAACTAGCTACATTATCAGACCATAATCCTGCAGTAACAGTTTCAGTCTGATTTGAAATAACATCATTAACGGCATCAAATTTAGTATATGTTCTACCGTTACGAGCTAATATTTGTGTTTGTTGTTGTTCTGCAACAATTTGATTAGCAAGTTGTTGAGCCAATTGCCGTACTTGTTCTGTAATTGCTGATGTATTTGCTGGAGTGATAATCGGAGATGTTACTGCATCTCGAGTTGGTGTTGCTGCAGCAGCTTGATTTAGATTAATCCTAGGTACACCACCTTGTTTTGGTTGTTGTTTTAACTTTGTATAATTCATTTCTTTAACCTATTATATAGTTGCCGTAGTTGCTTTTTTAACAGTTACATTAATAGTTACACTGCCACCAGTTTCATTACCAATTACAGTAATAGTTGCGGTCTTATCTTCAATCATTTGTGTTTTAGCAACAATGCGGAATTCAAATCCAGCAACTGCAACACTTTGTGCATCTTCATTATCACCAATAAAACGAGGCGTTGTTGGAAGAGTTGAATTTTGTAATGCTCTTGTTACTTGAATATCACAAACCGTTGAATCTGACAATATTGCGGTATATCCTAGATTAGCATTTCCGCCTTGGAAGTTGCTTGTATTAGGAGCAATGATAGAACTATCTCCTGGAGCTGCTAATGTAATTGCGGTATTTCCAACAGTTACAACCGGTATATTAGTTGATTGTTTTGGCAATGTAATTAATTTGTATTTTAACGCCTGTGTTTCATCCGGAATTGCTTCTGTAATTGGCATATTTTCGATAATAGTACCATAATAGTCAGTTCCTAGTGGATGATCTGGATTCCATAATGAATAATCAATTTCATCATCCCCTAATGCAAACTGCGTAATTTGAAATGCATTTCCGCCTTTTGCAAGTAATTCTCGACCTTTTAATGTTAGAATTGCGTCGATCGTAACGCTAGAATTATCTAAGTATCCCATAATGTTTTAACCTTATTTCATATAAATATACACGTTATAAATTTTATACCAATACAAAACTTCCTTGTTCGCCATTGTTTTGATATATTAATTGATTCGGATTTGCTGTTCTCCATTCAACTACCGGACCGCCATCCGTTGTTTGAGTTGATGCAATATTAAATCCAGGAGATGTAAGTTTTGCCCCCGAATAACGCTGATTATCAATACCTGTCGGTAAATAATCACTAAATTGCGATGCCGTATAACTTGCTGTTGAATTTAAAATTATTTTGTATTTTGTATATTCTGATTTTACACTGCCAGTTATAGCAGGACATAAACCTTCACTACGCCAATAAGGAGTAGATGATGTAATATATGTACTACCGGATCTAATTAAATATTCATATGAATATGTTGTGCCATCATATTTTTCAGCTTGCGATGCCGTTAAATACATTTGCCATTGATCATCATCGATAGCTGATATTGATAATATATCTCCATCTACCGATCCTAGATATTGCAAATAATCTCCAGATGCTGTTGGATGAGTTTCTTCAATCAATGCATAATATGTAGAATCAAAACGTTTTATTTGAGGAACTATTGTATCTTTGCTACGTTCTAATACATTTGGTTGTATTAATATACCAGTAAGTTTATCGGCTCGAGCTGGAAGTAGTTGTTCTAATTGTTTGAAAAATGACAAATCAAACAATGTAAACATTTTGATATATGCATTGATATCATTTCTGTCTGCATATTTTTTCCAATATCCTTGTGCTGCTTGAATCAATCTAGGATATGATTTTGCTTCAGTTTCTCCCGGATCGCCAATATATTGATCTAAATCTGTAAATCCTAGTTGTGCAATGATATCTTCATCAATCATTGTTTGTGGAGAAAAATATACTCCTAATTTTTTACTGTCTAATGGCGCTCGATCAAATTGGCTACGTTCTGCTCTAGTTTTAACATCTAACGTGCCAACTAAATCATTTGATTCAATTCGTATTTTGTTGTCATCAAATGTACCAGCCCCTAATGATATAGCATCATAATAATATGTTTCTTCAATTGAATCATATGG